CGTCCGTCGGGTGGTGGATGATGCCGAACACCGTGCCGTCGGCTTGGTCGGGCGTTTGGAATTGCAGCGGCAGGGTGATGCAGTACAGTTCGCGCGTGATGAACTGCGCGCGCTGCGGGCTGCTCAAAATCCCTTCGGGGCGGACGATGATGTAATTCATCAGTAAACGTTGAAGTAGTCGTTGAGGGCGGATTCAATAGCGGCGCGGTCGGCGGATTTGCTGGCGTTGTACATAATGATGGCCTGCGCTTGTCCGTCGTATGTATATGTACTGCCGTAGTTGAATATGTCGTTAACAGTGAATGCGGTGGTGTTTACCGGCGATGCTGGTGTTTTCACCTCACCATTTAACCCGCCGTCTGCACTCGTTCCGTTGCGGTGGTAGTAGGAAATGTGGTGCGTGTTTTCAGCGCCCGAAGTCGTTGTGTTGCTTAATGAATTGCCAATAATAACGCCAGACGTTGTGCCCAAGCGCGGATTGCCCTGATTGTCAACATCGTCACCGCCATACGCACCGCTGTTTTGATAAAAAATAACACTACCTGTGCCCGCTGTACTAGCCTTTTTGGTCACGGTGAAGAATGTTAAATTGGTAAATGACACCGGTGTTGTCCAATCAAACCACTTGCTATTTACAAGTAGGGCAGGCTTTTCAAAGCCAGCCGAACCCAATTGTAGCACACCCGTCGATGCGTCGTATATCTTTGGTTGATTGCCAGTTGTGGTCTGCGTCAAATTATTTGCGTTGCCGCTTTGGTCGTACCACGTTCGCACAAAACAATCCGTCCCCGTGCAAAAGGTCGTCAGGGCCGCCGTGTCAAGGTCAGCGCCGTCAAACCCAATGTCCTGCTCGGTATTGTCCGACGCCCGCCGGACTTTAAGGCAGTTGCCGGTGTAGTTTTCGTTAAGTAACGCCGTTGCAAATGCCCCCGACAAGTCAGTTGTGTAGCCATCTAAAATTCCTACGGGTATAGTTACATCTTCCCAACTAATCGCCAGCGTGAACGGCGGTGTGCCGTTGGCCTGCCCATCCAAATATTCCTGCCATTTGGTCGCGGTGTTGGCATACGTCGTGTCATCGGCAAAGGTGTGCAGCAGCGTCCAAGTGTCCACGTCGGTGGCTTCGAAGGCTTCGTCCTTGTACCAAATTTTCCGCACGATTTTATTGCCTGCCGACGGGGTGTTTGTTTGGATGTTGAAACTTTCCCCGTTGCCCTCTGCGGTCACGGTGAAGTAGCGTTCGACGGTGATTGAAGCGGTGTTGGCAAGCGCCCGGTTGGTCGCCGCCTGCGTCGCGTAACGCTGCCCGAAGGTGTTGCTGCCCTTCACTACGCCTGACCCGGTGACGGTGGTGCCGGTGATGTTCTCCACCGCAAGCGTGTTGGTCGAGGCGGTGTATCTAAAGGCGTCTTCTTGGGTGAAGTTGCCGGCATTGTCCTGGTAAAAGACGTTGCCGAGAAAGCCGCCCGGGGGCGGTGACCCGGGGATGTAGCCGACATTCGCCGGTGCCCATTTGCTGCCATCCCAAGACAAGGCCTGCCCGGTCGTGGGCGATGTGGACGCGACGTTGGACAGGTCAGCCAAACGAAACGCCGGGGTGTAGGTGCGTACAAAGATTCGCCCGGTGTTCTGATGCTGCCGGGTCACCACGGCGATGGCGATGCGGTGGTTGGGTGCGGTGGGTGCAGTCGACGTCAACTGCCCATCTGTAACCGATGCGTATAGGATGGTGCCGACCGGATAGGCGTTTGTGTTAATCCCGTAAATCGTGCCGTAAGAACGAACGTGACCCGGTTCCCCGGCTGGAATGTTTTCCGACGCGATGCCCACAAGCGCCTTTGGGTCGTTGATGCTCGTGGCGCTGAACAGGGTGATACCCATGCGGTCGCCCTGCGCGCTGTTACCGAACTGAATGACCTGCCCTTTGGTGATGGTGTTGAACGTGTTGTTAAAGACCGGAATATCCACCTTCGCCGGGCCGCCGTTAATCCACGATGTGGTGGCCTCGTCGTACACGAGAGCCTCGCGATCAAGCGGTTCGTCAAGGTTGACGTCGGTCAAGGCCGCGAGGGTGGCGCTCACATCGCCCGGAATCCACGTGCTGGTCGCGTCGTCGTAGATGAGCGCCTGCCCGTCGGTAGGGTTGGGCGCGTTGACATCGCTGACGTCGTCGAGTTCGAAGATGCCAAGGTCTGCAAGGGCGGTGGGCAGGGTGACGTTGTCGCGCACCAGCATGACCCGGAATAGCATCGTCTGCGTGTAGAGGTCGATGCTCTCGAAGACGTCGGTCGCTTGGTTGATGAATCGGCACTCGGCAATTGTCCCGCCGGTGTAGCCGTCAAGCGCGGAGCGGCACAACTCCGCAAGGGCGTGCGCCTCTTTGGGGCGGTCTTCGATGACGGACACCTGCACGGTATGCACGTCCATGTTGGTCGTGTTGTCGTGGGTGTCTGCCGGGTCGGTGTTGGTCAGCTGCACCACGATGGCCGGAATCACCCCGCCCTCAAGCCGAGAGACGGGGTAGATGCGGCTCGTGGTGGTGATGGCCGTGATGTTGGCATCCGCTTTGAGGATGTCGATGATGAGGTTAATCATTGGAATCCCTTGCGTTTTTTAAAGCGTTCTATGACCTTAACTACGTCCCTGCTGAACTTCTGCTCCACCACGCCCTTCTTGCTATCAAACGCCTCCTGATACAAATTGTGGCCCTTGAATCCCGGGTGCTTAATCGACGCGATGCGATGCACCTTGCCGCTCTCCGCGTTGCGCACGGTGAACGCCCCGCGCCCGGTCTTGCGCCGCCCATCCACCGTGCCGAATTTGAAGCCCCGGCTGAACGGTCGAACGATGCCGACCTTCTTGCCCACGCCCCCGGTGCGCTCCGATGCGCCTTGCCCGGCTTGGATGAGGTGGTTGTATCGGATGGGCCGGGCGACGTAGCCCTTGGCCTCGTCGAGGTACGGCGAGGCGCTGAACACGTTGAACCGCTTTGGGCCGGTGCGCACCACGACGTAGGGCTTGAACCGCTTGTCGTCGCCCGTGGTGATGACCTGCGCCTTCGCCCACGCGCCCGTTCCTGGCAACTCGTTGCCGAGGCGTGACGCCTCCTTCTTGAACGGGATGACCGCGCTGCGCTGCGCGTTCTCGATGGGCTTGCCCTTTAACTCCAGCGGGATGGCTTTGAGGGCCGCCTCGATGGCTTTGACGCTGGCGGGATCTACGCCGAACTTGACTGCCATCAGTTCCGCAGTTCGGTGTAGACGTTCATCTCCTGCCGGCGGTTCACTTCCTCCACGCCGGTGATGTAGTAGTACAAGCCCCCGAAGCTGATGCGCATAGTGGCGTTCACCCCGGAGTTGTAGCGGATGTTCCAGATGGTCCGGGTGAGGGCCGTCTGCCGGTCCACCTCTTCGCGCTCCGTGACGCCCTTGTCCATCTTGTTGGCCCACACGGTGGCGTAGGTCGTCCACGTCGTGTAGTCGTAATTCCAATCATCCTTCGCGGTGACCTGCTGCTCGATGACGATGCGGCGGTCAAGTTTGCCGATTCTCATGCGTAGACGCGGTAAGGTGCCAGCAGCGCATGCACGCCAATGGGCAGTTCGGTGGCAATCGTTCCAGTCAGCACCGCCTGCCGGTTCTCGTAAAAGTGGCCCGCGAGGATGCGGATGGCCTGCAAGATGGGGCCGGGCACGGTGCTATGACCTGCCGTGGCGTTGATGATGACCTGATTGTAACGTTCGAGGTAGACCGCCGGCGGCGCGTCAAAGGCGATGCGCTGCGGCGTGCCCACAAGGTCAGCGTACCACCGGGCGGTGGAAAGGGTTTGCAGGACGTTGTCGATGTCGTAGAACTGCACCGATGAGATGGCCGTCACCGGCCCTGCAGGAAATGGCGAGTCCACGAACGAGTCCATGTAGTAGGTCACCGTACCGCTGCCGAATAGCCGCCCGGTGTATTCCTCGCACGCCTGCCGCGCGGAGGTCAGCAGAAAGCCGAGCGTGGTGTCGTCATCCGCCCCATCCACTCGAAGGTAGTTCTTGAGGTTGGTGAGGGTGATGAAATTGGTGTCCGTGGGTTCGGCGGCCCGTTGGTAGCGCATTGTCATGGGGTAAAAATAAGAAAGCCGGGGACGATGCCCCGGCCTTCCCAACCAACAACCAATCGCACAGCTTATGCGCCGACCGTGAACCGAACGTCGCCCGTGTGAGCGAAGTCCGCGTCTGCGTACATGTTGAGGATGAGGCGGGTGATACCCGTCGCAGCCAAGGTGTAAGGGTCGATGACGAGGTCCGCCGCGCCACCACCCCAGTATGCCACGTAGCAGTTCTCCATGTTGGCGATGACAATCGGAACGAGGTCAGCCTCGTTGTTGATAGCCGTCGACGCGGTGGAGTTTGCGTACACCTCGGAGTAGATGTCATAGGACGTGTCCGTGATGAGGCCGGCCGCAGCCAAAGACGTGCCGTAGGCGTTGTAGCCGAAGATGGCGTTATCCTGCATGATCGGAATTGCACCGCCGGAAACGGTGGGCGTGTAGCGCGCCGTAGCCAGCAACCCGTGCGACGTGATGAACGCCGTAGAGTTGGTCAAAGCGTTGGCATTGCCGAGGGCACCGATGAGGCCAGAAGCCACCTGCGAGGTCAAGCCTGCGACCGTAGCGGCTGCCGTTTCGTTACGCTTCACGAAGGTCGAAGCAGCAGCAGCGATGACCTTGGTCAGGAACATCTCGTCAATCTGCGCAGCAGACGCCCGAGCGAACTGGCGCTGAACCGTAGCGTCGATGCTTTGGTTCATTGCGGCCAACAACTCGTTGGTGATGTCGATGCGAGACGCAACGCGCTGCGGTGCCAACTGACGCGCTGCGATGGCAGCAGCACCCGTAGCCGAAGCCGTTTCGTTGATGATGTCCGTGCCGTCGTTGAGAGATGGCAGGTTGATGTTGCCGGCGAGGCCGCGCAACACGTTCGCACCGGCCTGCTCCAAAATGGGCGTGGGAACCAAAGCCTCCAGTACGTTGGTGTTGGATTGACCGGGGACGTTCGTGCCGCCGATGGTCGAGGTGTTCCGCAGGATGAAGCCGGGAATCTGCGCCAAGCCGCGGACGCCTACGCCTGCGTTCTTAAGGTCGGATGCTGCCTGCTGGCTCATCTCCGCCTCAAGGCCGGTGAGGCGGCCCGTCATCGACTCGCGCACCAACTTGCTAATGCTGTAACGCTCCTGAACTTTGGACTGCTCAACCACCTCGCTCTTGCTTGCAGCAGCACCGAAAGCGGCGCGTGCCACCTGCGCCTCCACCTTCTCCGCGCGCTCGATTTTCGCGTCGAGTTCTGCGATGTCAGCGGTCAGGGTGTCAATGGTGGTTTCCTCTCCCTCGGTGTATCCGCGGGCCTGCAACGTGGCTCCCTCGCTCAGGGCAGACAGTTGGCTGATTTTGTTGGCGCGAAGCGCCTTCATGTCGTTGAGATTCATGGTCTGGAATTTATCTGATTTGCGTTCAAAGATAGGGGTTGCTACAATTTCGGGTTCAGCCTCTGCGACCGGTTCGGGTGCAGGCTCGGGCTGCGTGTAAGTTGCCATCTCCCGCGCTTGCACCGTAGTGGTGGGCGAGGCGGGGTAAGTCACGGGGCTGACATCGTACAACTGGCCCACGCGATTAATAGTCCGGGTGCGACGGTCGCCGCTCCACTCGTCGTCCTTGATGGTGAAGGCGAAGGAGGATTGCGTGATGTCGCCGCGTTGGATGAGCGTGTACAGATCACGCCCCTCCTGCGTGTCGGCGAGTTTGGCGCGGTAGTGCAGGCCGCGCTCGTCGATGGTCAGCGTCAGCGTGTTGTTCGTCGTGCGAGCGAGGGGCACGCCGGTGTGGTTAATGAGCAGGCGAACGTCGTCGTTCGTGCGGCCATCAAATGCCCCCGGAGCCACGCGCTCGGTGAAGTAACCGAGGTCGTATTCGTCGCCGAACACCGAGGCGTAACCTTCGATGGTCATGTCTTCTTGGGCGCGAACCTCCACGGCGCGCACTTCGACGTTGTCGCCGTAGCGGGCGCGTAGTTGCGCCTCGTTGTTTCTAGTATTGTCTTCCATGTCGTCGTCTTCTTCGTCTTCTTCTGTTTCGTTCATGTCTTCGACCTTATCGGCTGCCCAAGATAGTCCAGCGTCGCCACCCCAAAGGAGGTAGGAGATGGTGCCGCAGGCCTCGGTGTCGTCGGGGTTGTAGTATGTGCGCGCACGGGACAGAAACGAGAACATCCGCACCGTCCGCTCTTCGCTGATGGTCTCGCGGTTGGCGAGGATGCGCGCCGTCTCCTTGCCCACGTCCGTAGCGCAGCGGCCATCCACCGCGTCGTTCAGTTCGATGCCGCGCCGAGCGTTGTCGCTGACCTCTTGGGGGTAGTCGTTATACGGCATTTACGTGCTTGTATTTGAGCGCAATCAACTCGTTGGCGTGCGCGTTTTTGTTCAAACGCAAGTCCAGAACGTACAGATTCAACTCTTTCTGCAATGCGGCGAGGCGCTGCGCGTGCCGCTCCCAAATGTCTTCACAGACAAGCAACCCGCCATCTTCAAGAAGCACGTCGTAATTCTTGAGAAAATACACTTGGGAGTCCCACGTATGCGGGCCGTCGTCAATGATGACGTCGAACTTGCCATGAACGTCTAAAATCATCTGCAACGTGTCGTCGCAGTAGGCATCAAACTCCGCACCCCAATACACCTTAACCTTGTCGATGTTTAATCCTTGCGGTTCCGCTGCGCCCGATGCGGTGTTGTCGATGCCGACCACCGTTTGCACGTAGGGAAGCGATGCAAATGCCTGCAGCGATGCGCCTTTGTAGACGCCGATTTCCAGCACTTTCAACGGTCGGTTTTTGGTCAGTTGCTGCGCGAAGATGAGGTCATAAACCGGGCCGTAGGAATGCACAGTATTCTTGTCTGACCCGTGCGCGTCAAGCAGGTCGCCCAAACTCGTCGGCGCTGGTGCAGCCACCTTGTCAGCTTTCTTTTTATACGGCATTGCTTGAAATTTTAGCACTGTATTCGGCCATGCTGCCAAGGTCGAGCTGATTGACTTGAACGAGGTGCAGGTCGCCCTGCGCGCCGATGGTGTTGTAGTCCTCCATCCGCCGCACCTCGTTGATGGTGAAGACGCCGTCCGTGAGCATCTGGTGATAGAAGTCGCTGCGGGCTTTGGTGTCCCCTCGAAGCAAGTCCTGCATGTTGAACTTCGCGAAAAAGTCCTCGCGCTCGAATTCCGGGATCAACTTCAGGTTCACCTCCTGCTCGATGCGGGTTGCCCATGGAACGATGGTGTGCCGGGCGAAGTTGCGCCCCTGCTCTTCCGTGTTGTTGAACGTCGTCTGCGTTGCCACCCCCACAATGTAGGGCGGCACGCCCATGATGGTGCAGATGGTTTCGTCCGAATAGCGGCGGGTTTGCAGGAACTGCGCCTGCTCCGGCGGGAGGCTGATTTGTTGGTATTTGAAACCAAATGGCAACACCTTCACCCCGATTCCGCCCGTCTGCCACGACGAGCGCACCGCGTTCATCTGCTCGGTTTTGATGGGGTTGTCCGTGGACAAGATGCCCAGCATCGAGCCGTCAGAGCCAAAGAAATCCGCCCCGTAGTTCTCGGCCGCCTTGGCGATGCCGATGTTCTCCTGGTGCAACTCCACCGGCGACTTGCCGTTGAGGCAGCTGATGGCAAGAATGTCCTCGTACTTGATGTCCCCGAACTCCGTGTGCCGGACGAATAGCCGCCCGTTCAGGCGCATCAGCGTGCAGTCGTTGGTGTGCAGGATGTGCAAGGCCATTGGCCGGCCGTCGAAGTTGTTGCGCTCGATGTGCGCGTAAGCCTTGCCGTACGT